TGATGTGCTACATCCAGTGCAGCTTCATGGGCTGCGCTGGATATGTAGTCATCGGTGACACACTCGTGAATCCGGCAACGGCCTACGACAGCCGTGGATTGCTGCCCGCAGGACCACAAAACCGTATTTGGTATATGCCGCTTTTCTCAACCGATGTATGGTATATGCGCCGCCAGATAGCGCAGACGAGCCTATTGCTTGAACCGAAAGACGAACCTGCAAAAATCGAAAAATCCGATATTAAGCCAGCAAATTTGCAAAAATCTATCAAAAAAGAGCCCAAAGCCCCGGAAAACGAGCCTCTTAACGAAACCCGCACCGGGCAGCTCACGTTTTTCTGACCCGAATTCAGAAAGGAGTAAACACCATGGCAGACATTACTTACATCCCCATCCGGCAACTGCATCCGCACCCGGATAACCCGCGCAAAGAACTGGGTGATTTGTCCGAGCTTGCAGCCAGCATCAAGGAGAACGGCGTGTACCAGAATCTGACCGTCATTCCGGGACACTACATCGGCAAGCAGGAGTACATTGCCCGGTGCATTGCCGATGGCGGCGACGCTTCGGCAGCAGAGGCGGCATGGACACCCAAGGCCGCGTGGTCCAGTGAGGACTACACCATCATCATCGGACACCGCCGGGCGGCGGCAGCACAGCAGGCTGGCAAGTTTGAATTGCCCTGCTCTGTGGTCGATATGACCGAGAAAGAGCAGCTGCAAACCATGATGGTGGAGAATATGCAGCGGTCTGATCTCACCGTCTACGAGCAGGCGCAAGGCTTCCAGATGATGCTGGACATGGGTGATACTGTGGAGCGCGTCGCAGACCGCTCCGGCTT